CGGAAATGAAAAGCAATACCCCGGCGGGTTTCTCCATTTTTACGGAAGCAAGAACCCCGATAAATTCAGGCAGAATTCTTACCGGGCGGCGGAAGTAGACGAGATAGACGCTTATAAAAAAAATGTAAAAGACGAAGGGAATATAATATCATTAATCAGAAATAGGACAGACGCTTATATCCGTACACGGAAGATTTATTATGCAAGTACCCCGCTATTAAAGCAAACGTCAATCATTGAGCCGTTATTTTTGGAAGGCGATCAAGAATATTATTATGTGCCTTGTATACATTGCGGGGAGTACCAGGTCTTAGAATGGCACGGGATAACCGATTCAGGAAACCAATATGGGGTAGTATGGGAAAATGATAAAAACTATAACCCGATTGTAGCTAACCCGGACAGGGGCATTGAAACATCGGTGCGCTATAAATGCAAATTTTGCGGCGGCCTAATGCAAAACCATGACAAGGAATTAATGATTAATAGCGGGGAATGGCGGGCTACTTCTGAAAGCAAAACGCCGGGTTTATACTCGTTTCACCTAACGCCGCTTTACAATCCGCCTGGGATGTTTAGCTGGGATGATTATGTCAAAGAATGGGCCGCTTGCTGGGATATAAAAAATAACCGTGTCAAAGAAATTGAAAAATACAGGACGTTCAGGAATACAAAAGAGGGGAAAACTTTTGAAGATAAAGGGATAACGCTTTCATCCGAAAGGGTTGTATTATTCCGGCGCTTCGGTTTTGTAAGGGGAAAAGTACCTAATTATTTAGCCGAAAAGGATTCGGGCTCTTCAATTTTAGTTTTGATTTGTTCAGTTGACGTTCAGAAAAATGCGCTATGGGTTGACGTTAAAGGATATTCCGCGGGGGGAGCTACTTGGACAATAGATTTTTTTCCGATTGAAGGCGATACAGCTACTTTTAACGGCCCCTGGGACGAGCTTGATAAATTTTTAAGCGATAAAACATACATAGGCGTAAAAGAAAACGGATTGCCTGACGGAAAAGAATATCACATTTCATTAACGCTTGTTGACTCCGGCTGGAATACTGAATGGGTTTATGCTTACGCTATGCGCCACGGGCAAGGCGTTTATGCCTGTAAAGGCAAAGACTATATTGAAGGCGGGGAAACGTTTCAATTATTTAAACAAAGCACGTTAAAAGGAATCGGGCTGGGCCTTGCATTTCATATCAACACAATGAAATTAAAAGATAGGATCAGCAATGCTTTTATGAATTTAAATTGGAATGACAGGGAACTCCAGCCGGCCTGGTACCCTAATTTTGCGGATGATTTTCGGGATGATTATTTTTTGCAATTTGAAGCCGAGGAGCGCGTTGACGTAAAAGATCAATATGGAAGGTGGCAAAAAACTATATGGCGGCCCTTTGCCGGAAAAGCCAACCACGCATTAGACACATATTGCTATAATTTAGCTGGCCTGGAAATACTTGCTAGAGATTGGTGCAAGTATTCTTTAAACCTGGAAGCTCTTGACTGGACGGCGTTTTGGGAAAGCATTAAAGGGGGAATGTTTTATGATGAATCAGAATGACAATGAATATGGCACTGAAAAATGTTGTTATAAATGTAAAAAAGTAAGAGCGTGTAGGGCGGCCTGTATGCTAATTCAAGATGATCTAAATTGTTATATTAAAAATTGCATTAATGAATGTTTATATTTTGAAAGAGATGAAAGAGTCATAAGTTAATAGCTAAAAATTAATAAAAGAAATAATTTTTAGCGCATGGCTTTAATATGCGAAAACCACGAAATACTAGCCGAAAATCCAAGAAAGTTTTGGGAAGATGCTTTAAAAAATGCGCGCGTTAATTTGTTTCAGCTTGATAAATTAATTTATCAGTTGACAAACGATCCAAAAAAAAGCTATGGCGCTGATACCGGGCAAGACAGCATTAATGTTTCTAAACAGGATTTGCCGCAATTAATTGACCGGCGGAAGCAATTAATCAGGGAAATTGAAGAGCTTGAAATTAAATTGGGGATTGTTGACGATTCCCGCGTATTTAGCCAGGCGGCCCCGCTATGGTAAGCTCCCAAAAATTAGCCGATTCAATTTTAAATTATACCCAAAAAGTTTTCGACGATGTTTTTGACGGCGATAAATTCCCGGATAGCTTTGGAATAACCCGCGATTATGTAATGGATCGCGGGATAGATTATTTCACTTTGCGGAAAAGATGCCGCCAGCTATTTGTCGAAAATACATATTATTCCGGGATAATAAAAAGGCTAATCCGCAATGAAATATTTACCGGGATGTTTCCAGAGCCTACCCCGATAGCTTCTGTTTTATGGCCTAATTTAAAAGAGGATGAGCGGGAAGCTGAAGCGGCAAAATATGCGGAGCAAATGGCTGACGCATTTAATTTATACGCTAATGATTTTTCCGTATTTGATTATAAGCAACAAAGAACTTTTACTGAATACCAAGAAGAAGTAAGAATTGAAGCTATGATTTGCGGCGATGTGCTGGTCGTGAATCGGATTAATCAAAGAACCGGCCTTCCATGCTGGGATATTATCAGCGGAAATAATATAAAGACACCTTTTGATTACAGCATAAAAAAAGGAAATACAATTACCCACGGCGTAGAACGGGATAGGCAAGGCCGCCATGTTGCATATTGGGTAGAAGAATATAAAGATGATGAATATCAATTTACAAGAATTCCAGTTGTAGGGGAAAAATCAGGCCGTCAAATATCATGGCTTGTTTACGGCGGGAATAAATTATTAGACTCGGTGCGCGGTACCCCGGTTTTGGCAAGCGCCCTTTATATGCTCCGCGATTTGGACAGATACCGGGACGCTGAATTGCGGGCCGCGGTTGTATCTTCAATCATTCCATTCTTTTTTGAATCTGACGTATCGGCCCCGCCAGCAAACAGCGTTATTAAAAACGAAGCTTTAAAAAAAGCCGGAATAAATAATAATTTATCAGATACAGAAAAGCCTAAATTTGATTTTGTTCCTGGAATGGTAGCTGAAAGATTAAGGCCCGGCGAAACTGTAAAGTCATTCACGCCCAGCCACCCTAATATTAATTTTAAAGTTTTTGAAGATACTATAGTTTCAGCGATCTGCTGGTCAAACGAAATTCCCCCGGAAATAGTTAAATTGCTTTACGGTACAAGCTATTCCGCTTCGCGCCAGGCCAATACGGAATTTGAAATATATTTGAAATACCGAGCGTTTAAAAATGCAAAAGATTTTTGCCAGATTATTTATCAGGAATTTGTCAATCAATCCGTATTATTAGGCGATCTTATTCTTCCCGGCTTTCAGGAAGTTATGTTTAATGTTGCAGGGTGGAAATTGCGGGGGGCCTGGCTTAAATGTGAATGGTCGGCTATGTCTAGGCCCTCGGTTGATATGAGTAAAGAAGCCAGCGCCTATGTGCTTTTAAAAGACAATTTAGTAATGACGCACGATCAAATATCCCGGCGCTTTACTGGCATTAGCTTCCGTTCCCTATGCAATATAAGGCTTAGGGAAAAAAGATTAATGGAGAGGCTGGGCCTGGAAACTGTAAAAAACAATCCCACGCTTAATCAATTTGAGAATAACTTAAAAACAAAAAATAAAAATATGAATAATGATGAAGATGAAAATAATAGCGATGATTCTAACGGACAAAATGAAGAATCAGAAAAGGAAGATGAATAAATGTATTTGTTGCAATCGGAATCGCTGGATTGGTATACGCAATTAATAAATAAAGAAAATACACCTGGAATTGTTTTAGTCTTTATTGTCGTTTTACAGGCGCTTATAATAATAATAAAATTATTATATCCGATTATTGAAAAAAAGTTTTTATTAAAATTTACAAAAGGGGAAACTAAAGTAAGCGAAAAGAAACCCACTAAAAATATTTTAGAAAAAATAGATAGGAAACTTGAATTTATTGAAAATGACATTGCAAAAGCAAACAAAGATTTCAAAGAATTATCAAGCAATTTAGAACAACATACGCGGATGTTAAAAAACACGGTAAAGAAAACTTATGAAAATACGTTTTACAATGAAAAATTAACCCCTCATAAAAGGCTAAGAGCTTATAAATATTATATTGGTTTAAAGGGAAATGGAAATTGTACGGAAGAAGCTAAACCCTTGATTTTAAAAAACCCAAAAGTATGGCGTGAAATTTTAAATGAAGATGATGAATTTGAAATAATTGATAAAAAATATTATGAAGATGTTTTATTGGAAATAAAACAATATGCTTTACTTTAAGAGGGGAAACAAATGAAGCATTTTACTTTACGGTTAATTCAAATAGCCTGGGTCGCTGAAACCGTTATGATTTTATTATTTACTATGATTTCAATAATTTATTTAAGCCCGGAAAAAATTAATTTATGGCTGCAATTTATTCCCACGTTTACGATATTAATCGGGGCGCAGGGAGCCGCCGCCGGGGGCGGGCCTTTAATGGCGGATTGGATAAAAGCAAGCGCAAGGGGGAAAAAGTGAATGAGAAAAAATATCGGGTATTTCTTATTTGTGTTTGTATTGTTGGGTTTGTCATCGGTTTTGCAGGCGCAAAATTTACTGTCGAAGGATTATACGGTGGACGATCCCCTGGAGATGTCGATCAGCTTATTGTTAGATACAATCAGCTTGATAGAGAATATTCAGAGCGACAACAAATTATTGAAAACCAACAACGAATCATTAGAAGCGGCATTGATGAATGTATCGGATATGTTGAAATTGCAGGGGCAATTATTGAACGAACAAGCGAAAACACAAACCGAGCAATTAGCAATCTCAATGAGGCAATCATACTTATTAAACAGGGAATTGCGGAACGGGAAGCTCTTAAAAATGAGCTTAATAATATCCGTTCCGGCTTGTATTGGATTGGGGATGCTAATCGGGAATTTGATTTTTAATTAAAAGTTTCCTTAAGGAAACTTTTTAAATTAATAGGGGTTTGTTATGAATATCGAAAAAAGGCTTTTATCTAAAAATGAATTTTCGCGGCCCGGCCTTTATTTAAAACCCGTTAAAGGAATTGTTATTCATTGGATCGGCAATCCCGGAACATCCGCGATAGCAAACAGGAATTATTTTGAAAGCTTAAAAAACCAGCCGCCTGGGAAAAAACCTTCTGAATATACTTTTGCTTCGGCCCATTTCATTATTGGATTAAGGGGGGAAATAATACAATGTTTGCTTGAAGATGAAGTTGCATATCATGTCGGGGCTATCAGGTATACCGATTTAGCATTGGAAAAACTTTCAGACTATCCTAATAATTGCACTTTGGGAATTGAATTATGCCACCCTTCCTGGGAAGGTAATTTTTTTGATGATACTTTGGAATCGGCGCGGGAATTAATTTTGGAATTAAGCAAAAGGTATAAATTAAAGCGCGATAATATTTACAGGCATTATGACATTACGGAAAAAGAGTGTCCCAGGTATTTTGTAAGGAATAAAAATGAATGGGAAAACTTTTTGGTAAATGTTTTTAAAAGTTAATAGCTAAATATTTTTTTTAAAGTAATATTTTTTTATATGATCAGGGTTTTGATTAATAAGGCGATTGGAAAGTATTGGGGAATATGCGAAGCCGATATTTCCGATCAGCTTAAAGTAGCCGCGCCCGGCGAAGAAATTGAAATATTAATTAATTCCCCAGGGGGTGAAGTTTATGAAGGCATAGCAATATTTAATTTAATCCGGGAATACGCTAAAAGCCATTCCATAATTAACCGGGTAACCGGCCTAGCCGCTTCAATGGCCAGTTATATAATGATTGCGCCCCGCACTGTAAATAAAAACGCTAAAATAGTTATTTACGAAAATTCAATTACATTGTTGCATAACCCCTGGAATATAATTATGGGCGATTATAGGGAAATGCAAAAAGCCGCAGACTATCTTGAAAGGTTGGCGGCAATGAGTGGATCAACTTATGCCCATGTATCTGGAAAATCAATAAAAGAAATGCGCGATATTATGGACGCTGAAACATATTATGTAGGGAATGAAATTATTGAAAATGGATTTGCAAATGAATTTGAACAAATAAACAAAGATGAAAACGATAATAACGGTTATGAATACGATAAAAATAATTTAATGATCAACGCTAAATTGTGGATTGACAGAACGCAAAAAGAAATGCGCGAAAATGTTGACGTTAAAGCCGATCTTGAAAAAGCTGTCGCGCTAATTGACAGAACCTTTTTATCGCCGGAGGCTCCCGGCGGTTTGATAAAAAGTTTTGAATCTGCCCCTAGCTCTCCCGCTAGGGGCGGGATTCATTCAGCAAATTTAAACCCTGGAAACGAAGGAGTAATAATGGACAAGGAAGAGCTAAAGAAAAAATATCCCGATCTTTACGCCGCTATTTATGGCGAAGGGAAAGAAGCCGGGGTTAAAGAGGAGCGCGAGCGCGTAGAAGCCCACCTAAAATTAGGGCAGGATTGCGGCAATATGAAAATAGCGGCGCAATTTATCAGCGAGGGGAAAATGGTTATGGACAATAAAGTCCAGGGGGAATATTTATCGGCGCGGATGAATAACCAGGCCCTGAATAACCGGCTTGAAGATAACATCCCCCCGGTCAATCCTGCAAACAATGAAAGCGCGGATGATGCGGCCCTTGAAGCCGCTTGGAATAAAGGCGTTTCCGGTAAGGATTTAAAAGGCGGTAAAGCATGAGCAGGGGCGGGATTAAATCAAAAATTGTCGAATCGGGCGCGGTCGCTTTAGGCGGGAATGAATTTGAAACAAGCTCAATAATAGTTGCGCCTAACAGCATTGTAAAAAAGGGAACTGTCCTTAAAAGGGATGGCGATAGATTTGCTTCTATAACGGATATAGAATCTGAAACCCCGGTTGCAGTTAATCCTTTTGATATTCAAAATAACGGCTCTTCCGCCGCTGATATGTCATTCCGCGCTATTATATCCGGCCCGGTACGCGCCAGTTTCCTGGAAATTAACGGCGTAAAAACTACCGCCGCTGAAAACGATAAAATCCGGGGAAGCGCGACTATCATCCCGATAAAGGAAACCGATATTTCCCATATTAGATAATTCGGGGAATTAACAATTTATTTTTAAGGAGTGAAAAAGTATGATTGACATACTAACTAAGGTAATAGCCCTTTTTAACAGCCAGCCTGATATAGAAAAAATGGGATTTTTATCTTCATTTTTTAAGGTTAATCAGGATTCATTTACCGATGCGGAAGAATGTGATCTTGATGAAATATACGAAGGGGAAGAAATAGCCCCTTATATTACCGATCTAAGTACCGGCGCGGTAATGCTAGTGGAAGAAAAATTTATTAATAAACAAATTCCATTCCCGGTAATTTCAATGAAGCAACCGGCGCAAATAGGCGAGCTTATGAAACGCCAGGCGGCGGAATCGGGTTATATTGCGGGGAAAATAAACTGGCTGGCCAGGCTTGCAACTGTCCTTGTTAGAAAAATGTCCCGTATGACAAAAATGATCCGCCGATCAATGGAACAACAGGCGGCCCAGGTATTGCAAACTGGGGAAATTATTTTAACGGATGAAAACGGGAAACAGGCTTTTAAGTTAGGGCTTACCCCCGAAGCAAGCCATTTTCCAACCGTTACCGTACCCTGGAGCGATGTCGCAAACGCCGATCCGTTAGGCGATATTGACGCAACATCGGATGTTGTGCGCGATGACGGCCTTGTCGATATTGTTAATATTATTTTCGGGCCTAAAGCCTGGATTAATTTTATTAAAAATGACTGGGTGCAAAAGAATTTACAAAAAGACGTTTTGAATATGGGAGCGCTATCGCCGCAGATAATCAATAAAGGCGGAAAGCGCATGGGTTACATTGATTATGGCGCTAACCGTTATATGCTATTTACTTACAACGCCCGGTATAATCCTTTTGGGGATAAAGACAATAAAGTTAAATACATCGGCGATGATAACGTGATCTTGCTCCCGGATTTAGAAGACTTAGACTTTAGGCGGCTTTTCGGCGGCATCCCCACGGTCAGGCCCGACACAGAAAAAATATTTGATTCCTTGTTTGGCACGGATAAAACGCAAATAGGCGGGGAATACGATATAAGGCCCCGCGTATATTGGAGCGAAGATAATGAAGCTTATTTTGCGGAAGTTAAATCGCGGCCCTTGATGTTGCCGGTTAGCTATAGGCGCTATGCTTGTATAAGGACAGCGTAAACAAACAGTTTATTTTTTAAGGAGTTATTTTTATGGGTGAAGCAAAAAAAAGTTATGTAGTGGCTAAGGGCGTGTCTTTTGTAGGCAATAAAAAATCCTACAAAGAAGGGGACGAGATTGATGAAACGGCTTTTAAGGACAAAAAAAGATTTGAACATTTTCTGAACTGCAAGCCGCCTAAAATCATTGAAGCCCCAAAAGAAACGGAAGAAAAAAAACCGGATAACGGCGGTAGCGGCGATAAGCTTGACCGGAAGGCGCTTGAAGAATTAGCCCTCAAAGACAATTTTAAAAAGCCGGAAGAAATTAAAAATTTAAAAGACGAGGAGCTTGAAGAGCTTTTGAAAAAAGCCGGAAAGTTGAAATGAGTTTAAGGGAACAGGTCGCCGGGGATTTTAAAGATATTTTAGAGGATAAGGAAAACGGCCTGGGAACTGAATTCATTTTAATTTCCAAAGATAAAACGGAATATCCGGTTGTAGGAAGTTATGGCGATATTGGTTATTTGCTAAACGCTGAAACCGGGGTTGCAACGCAGGGCCGCACGATTCAGGCGGCCTATGCTATTGATTCTTTACGGCTATTAACGCCGGAAGTACCGGAAAGAGGATGGCGGTTTAAAACAATGGATTTAACAGGAAAAGAAATAAACCTTGTTGTAACAATGTATGAGCCGGATAGTACGGTGGGGGTTGCAAGGCTAAGGCTTGCTTTAAACGAATGAACAATATTAACAATATTAACAGCTTATTAACAAAAAAAGATAACGCCGAAATAATCAGGGACGCAATAGCGCGGATATTAAAAGTAGAAATAGAAAATCAAAAAGAATTAGCCAAAAGCCATGATTTTAGCGAAAGCGAAGAAATGAAAAAGGAAGATTTTAATATTAATGTTTATGTAGAAAATGCGCGGCCCTGGAATCTAATAAAAGAAAATGAAAACCCGTTTCCATTAATTAATATTTGTTTACAGCAAGTTAAAAAAGATAATAGTCCCGGAAGTACGATTAACCAACAAAAATATATAGCCGTTTTCAATATTGATTGTTGGGGATGCGGAAATAGTAAAGATGATAATCTGCCGGATGATTATTTATCGACTATAAGCGCCTGGAAAACAGCGCGGATTGTAAGAAATATTTTAATGGCGGGATT